AGTCTTGCTGATAGGGGTAAATTGAAACTAGCTGAGAATGTGGCTATACAGAGCTTTGAATGTGAAGTTGATACAAAAGATTATAAAAGAGATTGGGACTTAGGAGATATAGTTACAACAGTAAGTAAAAAATATAATTTTAAGATTAATAATCGAGTAACAGAAGTCAAAGAGGTATATGAGTCAAGTGGATTTAAAATTGAACCGACTTTTGGTGTATCAATTCCATTAGCAGGTGAGAAAATAAAGCAAATGACAGATACTCCCCTTCAAGAAGGAGTACAAGGAGCAGATGGCCCAAAAGGGGAGCGAGGCCCCCAAGGATACAGTATTAATTATCTATGGAATGGTACCAGTCTTGGAGTAAAAAGAGAAGATGAAAGTAGTTATATTTACACAGAATTAAGAGGCTCTCAGGGAATTCAAGGACCAAAAGGAGAACAAGGAGTTCAAGGTCTTAAGGGAGATAAAGGAGAGCAAGGCATCCAGGGTATTCAAGGAATAAAAGGTGACAAGGGTGATACTGGACCTATTGGACCCCAGGGATTAACTGGTCCTAAAGGTGATACTGGTTCGCAAGGTATCCAAGGGGTAAAGGGCGATAAGGGAGATACATGGAAACCTACAGTAGATTCAAATGGAAACATATCATGGGCATTTAATAATGGGGCAACAATTCCTACACCTATGAATATTAAAGGACCTAAAGGGGATGTTGGAGCTACAGGACCCCAAGGACCTCCAGGAGATGGAACTCAAATAGTAACTTCTGCAGTTCAACCTTCAGGACAGATTAATGGCCGAGTATGGATACAACTTATATAGAAGGAGAGTGGAAAGATGGGAACAATAAAAAATGCTGTTTATAAAGTAGACAATGGAACAGACTTTGACGAGATACATTTTAAGACTAAAGCAGAACAAGTAATTTGTAGTAATGGAAAAACAGCTGAGGTGAAATTGGCTGAAAAAGCGAATAAATATATCAATGTTCTAATACCTACCCTGTTAAATGGTTGGGTAAATCTTAATACTGGATATGAAACAATGAAATACTTTAAAGATGATTTTAGAGTAGTGCATATACAAGGTTTACTAACAATGGGTACTGGTACGTATATGTTTAAACTGCCTGAAGGTTACAGACCATCAGAAGAAATGATTTTTACAGTCGCCTCTTTAGATGCAAATAATATTTGGACTTCATCACAAGTTTCAATAAAAAATACAGGAGAAGTCAATAAAATTACAGGTATTAATGGTAAGACACATTCTCTTTCAATTTCTTTTTTAGCTAGTGTATAGGAGGTGTTAAGTATGAGAAAAGTATTAAAAATTGATGACAATGGTTATTTTATTGAAGATGTAATACTAGAGAATGAGGAAGTTACTCCAGAGGGTTGTATAGAAGTAGAGTGCCCACATGGTTTTTATAAACCCAGATGGGATGGTTCGAGATGGATAGAAGGATTAACTCAGGAAGAAATCGAAGAGTTAAAAAAGATAGGTACGACACCCCAAGAACCTTCACTAGAAGAAAGACTTGCTGCACTTGAAGCATTAATGATGGGAGTGATATAGATGAATCCTTTCTATAATTTTTTAAAAAATATATGGATTATGAGAAAAGCAGATGAAGGGTATTTACAGGCTAGAGTTGTAAAAAATCAAATAAATCAGGTTGAGTATGAAGAGATAACTGCAATGGTGCAAGTTCCAGTACAATAGAATTATATTGTGAACTAAATAGATCTAAAGGAGATTAGAGAAATCTAGTCTCTTTTTTATATTAAGAAATGAAAAAGGAAGGTGTAGAATGAGTGAAAGTGATGCAATACAAGAGGTTAGAGAAAATCTAATAGAGATAAAAGGCTTACTTAAAATCATGAATGATACCAATGAACTTAAGCTTAAAAACTTTGAAGAAAAAATAAAAGTTGCAAACAAGAGAATTTCAGATTTGGAGGATGCTAACAGATGGTTATGGAGAGCAGTTGCCACAGCTTTAATAGGTGCAGCAATTACTTTTTTAATTAATTTTAAATAAGAAGGAGGTATATTATGGAGTTTATTAATTATATTACAGAAAATGCTTTAATACTTATACCAGTACTGCTAATAATCGGAGCTATTTTAAAGAACACTGAGGGAATAAAAGACAAGTACATCCCAGTAATTTTATTACCTATAGGTATTGCATTAAGTGTATGGGTCATGGGTGGATTTAGTGCAGATAGTGTTATTCAAGGCATACTGGTAACTGGAGCTGCAGTATATGGAAACCAATTAATTAAACAAATATCTAAAGAATAGTTTACAGAGTGGGAGCAATCTCACTCTTTTATTTTATCTAAATTTAAGGAGGAATAGATTATGAGTAAAACAGTTTTTAGTGGAGTTGGACATGGTGGTAATGATAATGGAGCTGTAGCAAATGGGTTAAGAGAAGATGATATGAATTTAGTTGAAGCGTTAGCTTGTAATGAGGTTTTAGTTGCCCATGGAGTTAAAAATCCAATGTCTAGATATAAAGATGAAGCTGATCCAATTGATGAAGAGGTTAGAGAAGCAAATGCATCCGGAGCAACTATTTCAGTAGACTGGCATAATAATGCAGGTGGAGGAGATGGGTTTGAAGCTTATTATAGTATAGGTGATGCTGAGGGACTAAAGTTATGCAAGTTCATAGAAGAAGAAGTTATTAAGATAGGTCAAAACTCTAGGGGATGCAAAACAAAAGTTGGATATGGGGGTAAAGATTATTTTGCATTTATTAGAGATACCAAAATGACAGCAATAATACTTGAAGGAGTTTTCCTTGATTCTGCGGATAAGGAATTTAAAGATACTGTAGAAAAACAAAGAGCCTATGGTGTAGCTGTTGCTAAAGGTATATTGAGATATTTAGGTATAACATATAAAGGAGATACTAACACCATAAATAAACCTAAACAAGTCCCAGCTCCAGAGACTTCTAAACCTAGTAAGGATACAATAGATGTTACTTACCAAGTATACTCTAATGGAAGATGGCTACCTGATGTAGTAAACTTACAAGATTATGCTGGACTATATGGTAAAGATGTACAAGGAGTATATGCTAATTTAAGCAAAGGGAAAATAAGATACAGAGTTCACATAAATAACAGATGGCTTCCATGGGTAACAGATAGACAAGACTATGCTGGTATTTTAGGAACTAATATAGATGGATTACAAATGGAGCCAATAGGCTTATCAGGCTACAGTGTTAAGTATAGAACTTACGTAGGTGGTAGATGGTTACCTTGGGTATTAGACTTACAAGACTATGCTGGATTATATGGAAAGGCACTACAAGGAATACAAGTACAGGTAATTAAGAAGTAGATTAAAAAGAGAGTGAGATAAAACTTGCTCTCCTTATTTTTTTTGCATAATTTTGCACACTAATTTTTAGTATAATACTGCTATTTTTTATAGTAACGACTTTTAAATCATTTGTATTACAATTTTAAACATTAAAAATGAAATACATATTTCCTACTAGAAATAGTAAATATGACAAATTAACCATATATTAAAAAAAAAGGGTTACGATAGTTGCTTATTTTGGGGAATTAAGTCTCTTTACTTATATTTACTAAAATTTTAAGGGGGAAATATTTATGAATTCTATTTTACTATTAATAGAAGAAGCTAAAAATTTTGATAAGGATAGTATGGAGACTCTATTGATTAAGTTTGAACCAATAATAAATAGCCTAGCCTACAAATTAGGATATGATTGTGCCAAAACTGACCTAACTATATTTTTTATAAATTTAATTTATTCAATTAAATTATATAAGATTATTAACTTATCAGAAGGAGCATTAGTCAAATATATATCAACATCACTAAGAAGAGAATGTTATAAATTAAACAAATCAATTTTACCTAATGAATGCGAGATTAATGATAATATATCTATTACATTAAATGAGTATGTAGATGTTGAATACAAAATTTTATTAGATGAACTTGTAATTAATAAAGTTATAAGTCAGAAGCAAAAATATATATTGGTAAAAAAGTATTATGAAAATTTTACAGATATTGAAATAGCAAAGGCTTTAAATATAAGTAGACAAGCTATAAGCAAAACACATAGACGAGCTATTAATAATATAAAAGAATA